CCGAGGGATGCCCAAGTTACAAATTCGTTCATGTTCATGCTCCTTTCTTCTGCTCAAGGTTGGTTACTCTTTTATTGAGGGCGGTTGTCCGTTCCTCCAAGATGGGAATTCTCTCCGCAAAGTCGTTGTGCCGTCTTACCTCCCTTGTAAGCTCGTCCAACTTCTCGTTGGTAACGGCTCGTTCAATGTCGGCTTTGTTGTCACGCTCCATGTTGCTTTTGTTGTTGGTAATGATCACAGCGGCGACCGATGCGATGCCTGTGATAATTGCTACCCAAACACTTGCATCCATATCAGTCCTCCTTACTCAACCGCAGCAGCATATCATACTCCTGCGGGCTGATTATTTTTTCTGCTTCCTCTCGGGGTAGATGCATTTTGAATTTCTTGTTGATGTTGTTTTGCTTATACCATTTGTTCCAGTAGTACACATTGGCCAGTGCTCTCGCCTTGTGCATCACACAGATATTGGTACTGCGGCAGTTGACCGAGCCGGTCTCCTGATAATTCCATGCGGAGCACCATGCGCAGCCGGAAGCGACCGGACATTCCCAGCATTCATCCGTAGACTGCGAACGACGGGTAATGCTGTCAAGGTATTCCTTAATTGCTTTGTGCTCCGGCTGCTCAAATACCCCATCGACGGTACCGACGATAATGGGCGGGACATCGTTGCCCAAAGAGGATGGCATATACCGCAGGCAGGGGTAGGCAATACCATCGGGGTCAAACGCCAGCATGGCCCCGGTACCGCCGCACCAGTTCCCGTTTTCTTCTGGCGGAAGCGGGTGGAAATTATCTTCCGAGAACAGGGAGACCGTGGTGCCATCGTTGTTTGCCAACAGTTTATCAGCCATCTGCTTCATTTCATCGTACAGCACCTTGGCGTGTTCCGGTGTCCACTTGGCTTCATGTACACAGTTGGCGTGTATTGTTTTCATGCCCTCGGCCATAAAGAAGTCCACGATGCGGTTAAGATTACGGATGTTCTCCGGGGCAATGGTCACTTTTGTCCCCAATTCTTCGTAGAAGTGGGCGTTAAAGTGCTTCATTGCCGCGTAGGCGTCATCAAAGTTACCGCGCCCATCATGATAGACCCGGCAGGCATCATGGATCTCTTTCGGCCCGTCAAGCGTTACAGCGAAGCTCAAATTATTCCGGAACTTGTGGAGGAACTCCTGCACTTTCGGTTCAAAGTACAAAGCACCATTCGATGTGATGTTGACCCTCCATGTATAGATCCACGGGTGCTGCAGTTCCAGGCAGCGCCGCACAAAGTAGGTGCAGATATCATCGATCACATCAATAGCCATCAGAGGTTCCCCACCGATCATATCCAGAACAATGGCCTTTGTTTTACGGTTGATAAAAGTCCCCTTATCTTCCTCCCACATTTTGAAAAGGAGGTCTACCCCTTTTCTGGCCGTTTCTTTTGACATTACCCGGTGCCCCTTATGCCCCTGGTAGCAATAAGTGCAGGCCATCGGGCAGTCATCGGTCACCTGAAAAGTAATGTCACGGCAGAGAAATTCCTCCGGCAGCATTTTGGCGCTCTCCTCCGGGTACAAGGTGCAAAGGTAATCCGCATAGCTTATTTCGCTTCGCTTCATACGGCCTCCATCTGATACTCAATGGCGCACTCGTCAAAGTTAAAAGAGTAGCTCATAACTGCGCCGTCGGGCTTAAAGCGCTCACTCACTTCTCTTTTGGCCAGCTCCAGCTCCACGCTCTTTGCTTCACAGCTATCGGCATACAGCTGCAGGTTTTTCTCCAGTACATCAGGCTGCGCCATCAGATAACGCAGAACACCCAGCGCCGCGTTGTACTCGTACCACAGGCGTTCCACACAGACGCTATCCTGTTCGCCGATGTTCACTTTAATTGTCATTTAAGCTCCTCCTTATAAACCGACAACATAATTATTATATGCATCCTCGGTTTTCAGCACTTCATTAATCAGTGCTTTAAGGTCCTCAATTCTGGTAGAATCATATGCATAAATACCCATCAGTTGTCTCTTTAAGTCCTCCATTAGGAACCATTCCATTGTGTTTTCCACACAATCTTTATGCGCATCAAGAACTTTAAGGCAATAGGATATTACTTTATCGATGCCTTCAGCATTGCGCTTGCGATCAAAGATAAAGAAACCTACAACCGCAGATTTTGTGCGTTCATCATATTTGCTCCCTGTGGCTTCCTCTACTTTCTTGATAAGAGAATTAGCATAAGCCTGCAGTTCGGCTTCTGTACATTCTACCACCGGCTGCATCGGTTGAGCGCACATAATATAATAGAGCTCTTTGCCTTTCGAGCTCTTACTTTCTTCGAGTGCGTTTTTTATCTCGTCAATCGAGATTTCTTTCATTTCTGCAATCCTTGTCACGATGATCGCTTGATTTACTCCAAACATATGAATACCCTCCATTTATTCTTTTTAGCTTGACATCCGAGCTTGCGTTCCGCAGCCACCTTTGCAGCCGCCTACGCAGTTGTTTGCGCACTGCGCTATACAGCTTCCAGTACACTTCCCTGAACATGACCCTGAACAATCCATTCTGCATGCCGCTGTGCAGTTACTCGTGCACCCGTCTCTCCAGCAAGCTCCTCCGCACGAAGTGCTACAACCTCCAGAACATGACCCTTGACAGTCGCCAACGCAAGATCCAGTACATCCGCTGCAATCATAAGAGCAAGAGCCTCCACAACCAGAACAGGCGTTATAACAACCGGAACTACAAAGTCCACTGCAACCAGAGGCACAATCGGTTCCGCTTCCTCTCAAAGGATATGCTTCATGAGCCTGCAATTTAGCCTCGAATGTTTCCATTTCAGGCACCGCATCACCGGTGCTTTTTTCCGTATATCCACTTGGAGTTATTGCGTTGACCGGAATAATAAGCTTATTGGCATGCTCCGGTTTAATAATTCCTCCTGAAGTGGGTTTTTCAGCGTAATCGTAAGCAGTTCCAGCATATGATGCCAAAGATCCGCTATAGCGCCTACGATTCATTTCGGCCTTTACTCGCGCTTTCAAGCTTACGAAATCAGATGCAAGAATCTGGTTCTGATAATTAAGAGCCAATATGTTTCACCCCCTTAACTGAATGCCGCGCCAACAGCTACCCATGCAGTGCCGTTGTGGTATTTGATAATACCGCCGTTTGCGGTATCGATCCACAGCAGCTTGGTATCCGGTGCCGTAGCGGAAGCTACAAAGCCACCGCCGCCGGATGGCGCATAGATGGCATTGCCGGAGATACTGCCCCCACCGTTGATGATCTCTGTTATCATCACCTGTACCGCCATGTCCGCATTGGGCTTTTTGCCCATTGCCTTGGCAGTAAGGGTACCGTTGTTGTTCTCAATCCAAAGGGCAGATGTACCGCTGTCGAGGATAACGCCAAGGACGGTTGCATCCATCTGGATATCCACCTTGCTGTTTACGGCAATGCCGGAAAGGGTTATGGTCTGCGCATAGGGGCTTGCAGCTCCTGTCCACCCGGCAGCGGTCAGGGTAACGCTCGCTTTCTTTACCTTGCAGGCGTTAATCGCTGTCTGCTGTGCAGTGGAAACAGGCTTATTGACATCACTGGTGTTATCTACATTTCCAAGTCCGACCTGGGCTTTGGTCACGCCATGTGGGTTAGCCTTATCGGAAACATGGGTATAGGGGGCCTGCTTCACATTGTCCACATTGCTAAGGCCAACCTGTTCTTTCGTTACCTCATGGGGGTTTGCCTTGCTTGCAATGTGCTCTGGGATATCGGCCAGCGCCGCGTTAAATGCGGTTTCCGTCCCGGTGTATCCTGCTTCTACGGCGGTCCGGTAGGCGGATTTGCCATCGGCACCGGCTACGCCTGCGGGGCCTTGTTCGCCCTGCGGGCCAACGGGGCCTTGAATGCCCTGAATACCCTGCTCACCTTGTGGGCCTGTAGCGCCGGTAGCACCAGCCGGTCCGGTAGCGCCAGTCTCACCCTGTGGGCCTGTTGCGCCGGTATCGCCCTTTTCGCCTTTGTCACCTTTAGGGAGTACAAAATCGAAAACCGCAGCAGAGGTAGTGCCGCTGTTGGTGACGGAAGCAGCAGCGCCGGAAGTAACTGTACCGACCGTGATGGTAGCAGCTGCGCCGTCTGCGCCCTTTTCGCCAGGTGCGCCCTTTGGGCCTGTTGCGCCTGTCGCACCAGTTTCACCGGTTGGGCCTTGCACACCTTGCGGCCCCTGTACGCCCTGCGGGCCCTGGGGGCCGATGGGGCCTTGCAAAGCACCTACACTTACCCAGTCATTTGCCGTCTCGCTGTAAATGTAGCACTCGCCATCTTCCTGCACATAGTACATCTTATCGTTACCGGCTGGGATTGCGTTTTTAAGCGCTGCCAGTGTAGGATAGCTGTCCTCGATATACAGGCTGGTTCCATCTTTACCTGCGGGGCCTACGAGGCCTTGTGGGCCGATGGGTCCTTGCGGGCCTTCCGGGCCTCTGCCACCGGGAGCGCCTGTAGCGCCGGTGTCGCCCTGTTCACCCTTGGGGCCTGCGGGGCCAGCCGGGCCTTGTGCGCCGGTTGCGCCTGTTGCACCACGGGCACCGGTTGCACCGGTATCACCCTTTGGGCCAGTATCGCCTTTATCACCTTTGGGGCCGGTTGCGCCTGTGGCACCGGTAGCACCAGCAGGACCCTGTTCGCCTGTTTCGCCCTTGGGGCCCTGGATGCCCTGTACGCCCTGTAAGCCCTGCGGGCCTCTCGTACCCTGTGCGCCCTGCTCGCCCTGTACGCCCTGCGAGCCCTGCGGGCCTCTCACACTGACGGCCTGCGGGGCAATGGCGGTATCCTGAATGGTGAAGGACATAACGCCGCTGGCATCTACAGAGGGAACAATAACGGGGCCTGTCAGGCCCTGGTCACCCTTCGGCCCCTGCTCGCCTGTGTCGCCTTTCTCGCCCTGCGGGCCGGTATCGCCTTTCAGGCCGGTAACAATGGTTTCGGAACCATCATCGGTTACTGTGCCATTGGCGAATTTCAGGCGGCTGCGCTGTGGCGCTACTGTGCCATCCGGCGCTATGATGATGTGGCCGGAAGAACCGGTGGCTTCCCATGTCTCGCCGTCATTGCTGGTTTCCAGCACCTTGTCGCTGTTCAACCGGATGTATTTCACATTGCCGGTCAGGATCCGCTTTCCCAGCTCCTCCTGTACGGTCGATGCTGCGCCGCTGATGTCCTCTGCGCCCATGCTGGAGGCAGCGGTCAGGGCGTTGAGCGCATCCACAAGGCTGTTGTGCGCAGGGATGACGACCTCACGCACAACAGCTTCTACCGAGTATTGCATCTCGCTGGCAGAAAGGTTCGGGGTGGTATCCTGCCCAATTACACCGACTCTTTCCCCAGCGCTATCAGTAAATACCGCATCCTTGGTATACTCGTTCCCATCGGATGCTTTGATTTTCTCAAACATAGGTTACCCCCTGTACTTCTTCGTTTCTCTGTACTCTACTGCGATGTTCTCGATGCCGAATGGCTCTGCATTTGCATTGGAGAAGCGGAAGCGCACCTTGTCGAGGTTTCGCATATCCAGCTTCCTGCCCAACACCTTCGGGGTCGTATCCGTACTCCATGTCCACTTCGACCAGTCGATATCGTCCCACGAGAAGAATCTCGCCGTCCTCGCATCCGTAAGAATGTCGATCCACTTCCCGCTGCACATCGCAGCTGCGTTGACGCTCGTCCGAACGAACGCAGACAGCCTGCAGGCAAGGTAGCGGAAGTGCTTGCTGGAATAAAAGGTCTTGCCATCGATATCAGGAGTCTCCCATTGGCACATAACAGGCTTCATGGTCGTCCCGTCCAAGGTATCGTTGTAGGATGAGGTCGAGGTCTCATCCGTATTGAATTTGCAGACCTTCCCATCCGCTGTGCCGAAATACAAGTCGCCGTTGCTGTCCCATATTACCCTTGCTGGAATTCCGGTGAGATAGAAGCACTCGTACTGATAATTGGAGTATGGCTCTCCCTGCTCATAATGCTTCTGTAAGAGGTCGAGGACATACACCCCACTTCCTGCTGCGATGAAGTAAAAGTCCTTGTGTAGGCAAGCGTAGGCGTTCAAAATGTCGTTCTCGGCCAATAGCTTCGGATTGATGTAGAAGCTGCGGCTCTGCACATATCTTTCGCCTGTCACATCGGATGCGGTCAAGGCAAATATGCCTGTCGAGGAAAGGAACAAAGGCTCGTTATCGGTCGGCACGAAGCTATGCGCTGCGATGGCGCCATGCCCTGTGATGACATTACCGGTCTTGAAGGCAAAGGTCTCAATGGGGTTGCCCAGCTCGTCTTTGTCGGTTATGGTCGAGCCTGTGCGGACATAGACTGCGCCTGTGGTTCCGCTTTTGTGCGCTGCGATCCTGTCGCCCACGATGGAATAACCTACGATGCGCTCGCTGTCCTCGCCCAAGATCGAGTAGGACAGGTCGGAGAAGTACGAGAAATCGTTCTGCGCAGACCAGAAGTCACGGTTCTTGAAGTTCGGGTCGCCTGTTACGAACAGCCTTGTGCCGGTCTCGCCGTAGACGATACAGGTATCGCAGTTCGTGATACGGCTGCGGCTCTCGCTGCGGTCCTTGGCTGCGGTGATGTACACATTGTCTGCACCCGCCAAAGGGGATTTGCCTGGAGCAGTCGTGAAGGTCACGCTGCCGCTTTTGCGGTCTACCGTGAAGTCGGTGTTCTCGGCCTTGTCGATGAACGAGCCGTCTTCCTGCAATACCTTCGCCGTTACAGGCTCGTTATTCAGGTTTTCGAGGGAAAGTTGAAATGTGGTGGAGGTCGCCGTCTTTTCCCCTACATAGAAACTCTCCGTCCATTTGTCGGACATGAGGTTGATGTCCTCGTAGGTGATGCCGCCTGTACCGTCAGGGTTCTTGTTGATGACGATCCTCGGCACATATGCCGTTTCGGATACATTCGCCACCTTGAAGGTTCCGTCATGCGTTACCTTGTAGTAGTGCTTCCCGTCCAGCAGATACAACGCCTTGTCGAAGTTCTTTGCTACCGAGAAGTCATCGTTCATGTTGGATGAGATGAGTTCTGTACCTGCGTACAGCTTCGTCCCTGCATGGATGATATCCACGCCGTCAAGAGAGTAATGTCCGTTTATGCGGCCATCGTATTCATTGGTTTTGTAAAAGCCGAGGCGCTTGCGGACTCGACCGGGAGAGGAACGGATCATGTTCTCGCAGTTCGGGCTTCTGCGGGGGTCGATGTTCGTTGCACCGCTTGAAAAGTCGCAGCCGTAAAAGTCGTTGATGACTACGCTGCCGGTCTCCATCGCTTTGGTGCTCGGAAACCGCATGGAGGAAAATTTCATGCTCTCCCTCCTTACATCATGTATACTGTCTCGATGGTCTGATGCTTCTCCACATCTTCATCGGTCATCGCTCCGACCAGCTCGGCAAATCTTCCTGTGAGGTACTGGTTGAGGAGCAACGTCTCGTCAATTCCGCTGGTGGCGTCAATCGCCAGTCGCAGCGGAACCAAAGGTACTGCCTTCGGCTCTACTTCGATCTCCGCAGAGCCGGGTGCGCCGGAAAGGGTCGTGTGTCTGTGCTTGTACTGGATGTCAAACTGCCCACGATAGTGATAAGGGATGGCGATGTGGTATTCGTCCAGCCTCCGATAATCGGAGAAGTCACGGAAGGTCACTCCATCGCCGGAGAACAGGATCTTCACGAGGCCGTTCATCTGCTCCGGCAGCTCGTACCTGTCCCAAGGGGTGTGTTCGGGGATGTTTTTCGATGGGTAATCATAATACCCTGCATTCCGCACCAAGAAGGGGTACTCGGAAGTGATGCGGATACTGCCATTGAACAATCCCGAAAACCGCTTGAAGGAGTCCTCATCGATGGTCTGTGTGGCTCCGTCAATCGACATCCTCGCACGGCCTGTAATTTCAAGCGAATATGCTTTTGCATCCGCATTGGAGAAGATATACTCCTCGCCTGGATAAAAGCTCTTGCAGGGAAAGAAGCTCCCCTCCATGCATTTTGGAGGCGACTGGACGATGCTCACGGATTTGATGATGGGGAATTGGGACTCCACCATCGCAACAGCACCGTCCAGCAGGTGTTCCATTCTGTCCTTGTAGTCGGCGATAAAGCCGTTGCTTGCGGCAGCGCCGTTTACGGTCGCTTCATCAAGCCACCGCAGCGCACCGTTGATGGCATCGTTCTTGTTCATTCAATCACCCCATGTACCCTGCTTCTTCAAGGATGCGGGCGACTTCTTCGGGTACATCCACCCATTCGCAGCGCTTGATCTGATAGGTATAGCCGTTGATGCACACAGGCACTACGACATCTTCTTTGTTCAGCTGGTCCATCGGCAGACGGATGCGTACCTTCTTGCCCTTGGCGAGTTCCTCGCCGGTCTCTTTCTCTACGATCTCTCCGACCATGTCTGGGTTCTTAATCTCTTTAGCCATGTTAAATCCTTTCTGTAAAAGAAGGGAGGGGTGTTACCCCCTCCCTTGTATTTGGTTAGGCAGAAGCCATGGACTGGATGCAGACCATCGCCAGCTCCTGCAGACGGACAGTAACTGCCATCGCTTTCCAGCCGACACTCGCGCGCTGGTTCAGGGGATCCGCGGTACCTGCAGAGCCGGTGGTCTTGATGATGATTTCTGGCTTGGAGGAGCCGTTCACATCGACTCCGCCGAAAGCGTCCTTGCCAACGATAAGGGTCTTATGCAGGGTTCCCGCAGTAGCGGTCTTCGTGTCGGTGGGGCACATGGTGGTCAGAATGAAACGGACACCATGGATCCGGCCGATCTCGCCCTTCATGATGTTCTCTGCGCCGTTGTACTTGGAGATATCCTGCCACAGAGCATCGTTCTGCAGGTCATAAGCAACATCAGGATCGCAGAAGCCTACAAAGTAACCACCCTCCATCGTCTTTGCGTTGTTGTTGCGCAGGGTGCGGACGGCCTTCTTGATCTCCTCGCTGTTGAGTACCTTTCCGGCAGCGATGGCCGAAGCGGAGGCAGCGCCGCCTGCGTACTGCTGGGAAGTACCATTGAAGAGGATGCCTGCACAGCGGGTTTCAAGTGTCTCGGCAGCGTTCTCGCCCATCAGAGCAACAGCCTCGGTCAGGACAGGGTCGATGCCGACCATGCTGATCTTGTCAGACAGGCAGACCCAGTTGCCCTCCTGCTTCACGGTAGCGGTCACAGCGGTGATAGACAGGTTGTCGCCGTCAGGGGTCACGCCCTCGGTCAGCGAATTCGCAGGGACATTGAGGGAGTTGAAACGGCGGAAGTTGATGGTGTCGCCCTCGTTCTTCGGCATGGGGCGCTTCTGGCCGTACTTGAGGAAGGTCAGATTGGGCAGCAGCCGGGACAGCAGGGTGCGGTCATAAAAGGTTTTCTGTTCAGCGGTAAGATTACCGTAAGTCTGGGTAGTAGTTGCCATAGTTTTATACACTCCTTAATTTTTTAATTCCCCCCGGAGTGCAGCTTGATACAGCTTTTCAAAGTCTTTGTCCGACATCTTCATGTAGTCGGCTTCGGTTTCGGGGCTTTCGCCCGTCAATGCTCCGGGAGATGCTTGTGCGTTGTTGTTGATTCTTCGGAGCGTGTCTTCCTTTGCCTTGTTTGCAGCATCGTTGGCGAGGTCAAAATAGCTGTTCGCCAGGATTGTGTTGAACGCTGCATCCACGCTGCAGGGCGTCCCCTGCTGGGTGCAGTAGTCCATCAATTCGACCACTTGGTCTTTGAGCTTTGTGAATGTCTGCCCTCTTACAGGGTCAGCCTCCAGCTCTCTCATGCGCTCATTGCTCCGCAAGCGGGTAATCTCCGCTTCCAAGGATTGATTTCGGTAAGCTGATACGGGGTCGGTTTGGCCGTCCTCGTCCAGCCGCTGCATCGCAACAAATGCTTCGTACTCCGCCTTTGTGGTGATGGGTCTGTCATTGTCATAATGATTGGTCAGGCCCATGCTGCGGATAAAGTCGTCCACGCTCTTTTGGGATGCTTCTTTGATTCTCCGGGACACACGCTGTGTCTCGGTCGGTTCTTCCTGTACTGCAAGTTCTTCCTGCTCGACAGGCTCGGTTTCCTCTACTGCGGGAGAGGAGTCGATATCTTCCACGATATCTTCATTTGCAGCAGTCATGATTTCTTCGTCCATAATTTCCTTTCTGTGGCGAGGTTCGGTTTGTTCCGTTTAGCAGCCACTTAAAATTGATTATCCCTCAAAGGGGTTGGTCACATAGGTCGGTGTCCTGTTGGTGCATTGCGGGTTGATGCACTCCAATTGCAGCTTGATAAACGCTTTTGTCTCTGTGTTTGGGGAGGTATCCCCGGTGAATGTAAGGTATTTGCCGGTGATTCTCATTTCGGCTTTACAGTTTGGGCACAGCATTGTTGCCACCTCCTGTGAACTTGTCCATGACGGTCGGGGCCTTCGGCACATCCGGCAGCGGAACTCCGCCAATGCCGGAAACGCTCTGTACGCCGTTCACTTCTTCCTCCGGAACGCCAGGCATGCCCACCGCTTGCGGCTGGGTTTCCCGCATTCGCTTGAACTTCTCCTTGAATGGAGCTACATTCGGGTCGGACAGCTCGATGTACTGGTCGATGGAAATGTCCCCTCGGTCAAGCATCTTGTCCAAGGTCGCCTGTGCCAGCACCGCAGAATACTCGGAGGAAGCGCCTACATCTACCTGCAGGTCAAAGTCGTACATCGCGTAGTCCGTACCCGTAAATGCTCTGCCTGATACCTCGTCACCCATCTCAATGACGATTTCCCGCTTGTCGGAGCAGTATGTTTTGAAAAACTCCATCCAAATGCGGCCGATCTCCTTAACTGCGTGCCAGTATCTGCGCTGGATCTCGTTGACAGGGGTCTGCGCTTGGTTTTGCAATGCGATGATTGCCGATGCCGCCATGTTTGCACCCAAGGACTCGCCGGTTGTTACCTCGGTCGTGCCGGTTACTACGCGGGTCAGATCGATCATGTCGTTGCTGACCTGCGTAGCAGCGGACGAAAACGCAGGAGGCTGCAGGTACGATATCCCGCCGTTGGAGTAGTCGGTGACGATTTCCCCCGGCTCGTTGGTCAGCGGCTGCCTGATTGCACCGGGCTTTGCCACGATCTTCGGAAAGCCCATCTGCTGGATGGCCAGCGCCTGCATTCCGTACATGAAGTTAATCAGTTTTTGGTTGGGGATAAGCCCCTCGATCTCCCCGATGCCGTAAAAACAGGCTTTACGCAGCTTCCAGTTAAGCGCCGCCACAGGGTACAGCTTGATGCGGACGGGGCTGCCCTGCGGGGTAAGCGGTACTGCTTTGCATATCTCCACGCTACGGGTCGCTTTGTCAAATACGACCTCACCGTTCTTGCGGTAATACTTGGTCAGCACCGTGACCTTTTCGTTTTCCTTGCCGTCCAGCTCGATTCTCTCGGCTTGATAGGTGCTTGCATCCTCAAATTCATCGGGGCAGATGTTCGCGACCTTTTCCGCAGACAATCCCCTGTCCTTGGCCATCTTGCGTACAGCGCCCAATTTGAGCCGCTGTGCGATGATGAGATAGTCCTGCTTCTGCACATCCCGGAGCTGCGGGTTGGCTACAAAAAAGTTAAGAGCATCCACGGTTTCCCCGCGAAGCTCCCCTACATATTTGTCGCCTGTTACGCTGGTGTCCCAGTAAAAGTGCCATATGCCCGTGCCGTTGGTCGCTGCATCGTCACACGCCTCGTTGCACAGTTTGTCCATGTCGGCTCTGTCCCAGATCGTCCGTGCGTACTCGGTGCAGTTCTCGGCGGCGTCCTGATGCATCTGGTCAAGGATTTCGTCACCGCTGGCGCTGCCCTGTCTGTAGACGATGCTGACAGGCTGGTCAAGCACGCTGGAGCGCTTGCTGCGGACGATCATGTCCACGATGTTGAGGACGGGTCTCGGCAGGTTTTTGGTGCGCTCGGTCGCCTGTGGCCACTGGTCTCCCTCCTTAAACCGCACAAAGGTCGGGAATTTGGTGCTAAAGCCCATCTTGTTGTGGTACGCTACACCCTCTCGGTATAGCGTCCACAGGGTTACATCACTCATATCAATCCTCCGGGCCGTTAAGCCACTCGTTGAATATCTTGGTTGCATACTGCTCCTGCGCCGTCTGGTCGTCCCCTAACGCCCACAGGATCAGGCGTTTTAGCCATCGTCTTACCATACCTGATACCCTCCTTGTTCTTCGGTCTGCCGCAGCTCCGGCGGCAGCTTATACTTTGTAACCGGCGGCTGTCCCGCATACGGTCTCCCGCTGCAAAAATACCTGATGGCATCGGGCGCATGGGTCAGCTCGTGCGGCTCTGTCGCTACATCGTTAGGCTTGTGGTCATCATACTGGACCATCGGCAGGCATCTTATGACCTGCTTACAGTTGCGGAAAAACCGCAGCCCTGCTATCCTCGTCTTGTCGCCGGTTATGATATCTCTGCTGTCCCTCGGTTTGAGCCACTCATGTACATCCTGCCAGCCGTTGATGCGGTCGTTGTCCACTTTAACCAGCGGAATGTCCTGCTCCATAAATATATCTGCCACGCTGCGGCCTGTGTCGTTACGCCTGTTCCACAGGTCGGGCGGTGCAAGCCATTGCTCGATCTTATCGTCCCCGTTGGCCTCTTTGATGCGCATGGCGGCATCGGAGGCGATCAACCCTGACTCGTATATCTCCCGGTACACATAGCCGTTGCCATCGCCGTCTATGGCGATCCAGTATCCGGCCAGCATATCCAGGCCGTAGTCCATCGCAAAGTAGCGTCTCCACCAGTCGGGTATCTCAATGGGGTCTATCACATGGATGTCGTCACGCCACTCTGCAAAATACTGCCCCGCAAACACATTCCAGTCGCCATCCAACCATGCTCGCCGCATATCCTCCGGCAGCGTCTCCAGCATCCGTACATATTCCGGGTCCTTATCAACCAATACCGTGTTGTCGTATACCTTTGCAGGGATAAACTCGTAGTCATCGGGGTTTTCCGACGCCGTATAGTCCCGGTCGATAAACAGGCGCTTGACCCACGCATGGCCGACTCCGCCGGGGTTGCAGGTCAGATACATCCGATGGGGGAAGTCGTTGACACCACGGTTACTGGCCACAAGGTTGTTGTACATAACCTCGGTAAACTGTGTTGCCTCGTCCAAAAACATGATGTCGTACTCCTGCCCCTGGTACTGCAGCACATCGGCCTCTGCCGCACAGTATCCAAACCAGATGCGACTGCCGTTTGGGAATATCATCGCCTTTTCCGAGTCCCGATAGGTTGCTATATCGGGCTCCAGTGCCTTTCGCAGCTCCAACACATGGTTTCTCCACAGGTCGGCATATGTCCGGCGCAGGATCAGTATCTTGATGCCGGCATAATTAACGGCAAGCATGGTGGCCTTGGCTCTCACCACCCAGCTCTTACCGCCGCCTCTGGCACCGCCGTAGCATACTCTGCGCTTTTCCGACAGCAAAAACTGCTCCTGCTTTGGATTTGGTGTGCCTAAATTAACCGTCATTTGGCATACTCCTTGCCATTGCCCAGCACGATTTCAATTTTGGGGATCTCACCGCCCAAATCAATCGGCTGATTGGCCTTGCCGTATACTCTGTCTAATACGGTTTCGGCGCACTTTACTCTCGTCTCGGTCTTTTCGTTGCTGTTGTTAAGTGTATCCACCAGCAGCTTAACTGCCGCAGGAGTCGCCGCTTTCAGCATCGCTCTGGCGTCTTCCGGGATCTTCGGCCTGCCACTCGGATTTCCGCTTTTCCCTTTTTCAAACGGCTTGCCCCATGTCTTGCTGTTCTTTTCGCTGTTACCTGCCATCTTCGGCACCTCCTTTCATTTTCTTCCCGCCCTGTCCCTCCCGGTGTCTGCTATGCCGGGCATCCATATATGTCACCACACCACCGTGATACGCTTGTCGCCATGCTTGTTACAGCCTAAAAGCAATGTCTGTGGCTGCTCTGCATCGCTCTCTGCGCTGGGGAATAGCATCTTGCGTGCTGCGTACCCGCCGTAATGCTGCCATGCTGTGCAGCTTACTACGACCAATTGCTTTGTAGTCACCTTGTTGTTTTTACTATCCACCACAATCTTTTTGGGCTTGGATACCGTCCCTTTGTGGGTATGGCCTACTATCAATGCGTCAATGCCCTCGATTGTATTTGCAAACCTCTCATTGCGATTGACTGTTGCACCTGTATATATTCCGCCGCCGGAGCCGTGCGTTACGGCCATCGTGTAGGTCACCAGCGATGAGTCCCTGTTGGTGCGTGTCCCAAGCTGGAGCTTGATAAATGCCACATCCTCTGCGTATCTGTCCTCCAAGTCCAGCTTGCACATGATGTCGCCCATAATGTCCTGGTCGGTGTCCTTGGCGGTCCTTGCTTCGTGATTGCCCGATACCGCACACAAAATCTTGTTTTTAATCGGTGTCAGCATCTCCACCATCAGCTTTTTTTGCTCCCTCGGTCGCAGATAGTCCTCAAACGGGCTGCCTGCGGCATGGCGGGTATTGTTGTTAATCAGATCACCGCCGAGTATTACATAGGCGTCCTCCGCCTCCACCCGGCGGCAGAAGTTTTCCCATCCTGCTTTGTCGTGCAGGATGCTGCCAAGATGCACATCCGATACGGGATATATCTTTGCGGCCTTTCCCGGCAGCCTGTGGCATATCAAATCCAATGGTTTTTACCTCCTTTTGTGCAATATGCTGAATTTTCCGTTTCACATTTGTGAATGTTTTTCTATAAAAACTATTTACATACCGTACAACGTGTGGTACAATAAAGACAGTAAGAGGGCAGCAGCCCAGACCAAGACCGCCCAGCCGGGCAGGAGGATAATATGAAAATGACAGCGCAGGAGCTTATCAAAGAGTACGACATCTATCTGGCCACCGAATATGTATCGGGTAAAGAAGTCGTCACCGGCAATCTCCGCATCTCCAGAGGCGACATAGCTAACCGCCGGGGCGATATCGCCACCATCCGTGATGCAAAGCAGGAGATCGTCGATATCCTGATGGCAGAGCGGGATGCGGCTCAAAAGGCCATCAAAGACCGTGCAGACAAAGTCAATGCGATCCCCGGTCTCGCTGAAATCCTCGCTGCAAAGAAAGACCTCGCAAACTGGAATCACGAGTTTAGGTCCAGCTTCGATGGGGAGTTTGGCGGCGGCGTAGGTGTCCGGGAGAAGCCCAATTACGATTTCCCGGCGATGCTCGCCAAGTACCCCAAGGCAAATGCTTACCTGCAGGCAAAGGACTTTGCAGACTCCGACAATATTGCAAAGTCGGAAGCAGGCAAAAAGGCGCTGGATGCCATCATCAATGGTGATGATTACAACGCTGCAATCGTTGCCATGGAGGCCGAGTGGAGCGAGTATTGCACCAAGCACCTTTGGGATTAACCAACCGGATACCCCCGCTTCGGCGGGGGAACACCAAAAAACACAGGAGGATATATATCATGACAAAGTATGTAAAAACCATCTGGTACGCTGTTATGCAAGATCTCGACGATCAGGACTGGGGCACTGGCAGCACCCGCAAGCGTGAGGCCATCGCCATGCGCAACAGGATGCGCAGAGACGGCCACAAGGATGCCTACGTCTTGGTGGTAGAGGAGCTGCGAGCCGGCTCCCGCAATGGTCCCGTAGAGGATGCCGTTGCCATCGGCGGCGTCGAGTAATCAACATCCCCCGCTTCGGCGGGGGAAACCCCATACCAAGGAGGACAACATGAAAATCTATCAAACCATCTGCGAGGACGCACTTACCGCCAACGACCGTGACGCATTTGTAAGCGACTGGGCCTTGTCCAGCACATTTGACGGTGGCCCAGATCAAGAGCGCATCGAGATGGTCGGAGCCATCTATGACGCTATGCATCGCAGCGTCAGGGACATCGCATCCGCAGCCGGCATGAGCCAGCGCAAACTGGCCGAGCGATTCCTGATCCCTTACCGCACCATGGAGAGCTGGTGTGGTGGGCAAAGATCCTGCAACGATTACACCCGCATCATGATGCAGCAGCTCCTTGGGCTGATGCCCACGCCGGAGCAGCTACGCTAAACAAAAAAGAGCAGGCAGAAATGCTTGCTCTTTTTGTGTCCCCATGTAAAACGCCGAGGCCAAAACTGCGGGGAAAGTTTTAAGTCAAGGAGGTTTGTCAAAAGGAGAGAATGTGTGTTTGACCACACTATTATTATACACGATAAATGCGATAGATTTCTGCAAGGTTTTTGCAAAAATTAAAGCTCGGTGATGCCGTATTTGCTGATCGTGTATTGCCGCAGCGCCTCGTCTTTATCATAGTAGATCTGCCGCTCGCACTCGTGGAATTCTTCGCACAGCCGCTGTATGTATCCAGATTCGCGGCGGATGTAGAACAATTCCAAGATCCTGCGCTGCTTCGGCGTTAACCCCTCTAACGCTTTTTCGATCTGTGCTACTTGGCCTTCTACGATTTTAAGGTTTTTTTTGACTTTATCCTTTTTCAAAATCGTATTTATCAAAAAATCCTCCCGGCTGCTTCCACCGCCCTTAACCGGTGTTGCATCAAGTCTGACCGACCTCACCCCGTCCATCTGTGCATCGCATATCTTTGCTTCCTCCGGCAGACTTTGCAGAGATCGCAGCTTGCTTTGATAGTTTCTTAACTCCTCGATGCATTCCCGCCTATAGTCCAATCTTATCCCTCCCTCAATTTCCCGTCTCCGCAAAAGTAATCTTGGAAAACCACTTCTTCAATTCCATACAGTTCCCGCAGTTGGCATTTTCCGGCTTCGTGGAATTTCCAATCCGCAACCATAAGTATAAATTTTTTGTCTTTGTAAAACTCGCAGTCCTTACAAAGCACCACAGCCGGCTGGATGCAATCGACTATGCCAAGTAAATCCTTGTCGCACCCGTACCTCTCAAGCAGTTCTTTCAGCAGCGCTTTGTCTATGTATTCAGCCACTTTCCATACCTCCGTCCATCTTTGCACCGCAGTTTGGACAATAGTTAGTTTTGTATGCGTTTGGATTTACTTCGTGACACACGGAACAAGTTGTAGCGTTTCCGTGATACGCCCTATCTTTGCTTATTACGGACATATACGTATTCGGTACGTTATCCCACCTCCCATGCACCACTGGGGCAACATCAGAGGGCTGGAAACAGTCTACCTCATCGAGCATATCGTCAACCCAACAGGCACGACACCAGCATCCGTTGTGGTCTTTTCCCTCCGCCTTGCACGGCTTACAATAACGCTCCTCAACGCTTTTCTTAAACGCTTCCCGGTCAATGTATTCAGCCATTGTCAGCACCTTCCTTTCTCTCGCCGTAGGAGCAGAAAAAATCCGAATCATCTGGGCAATCCATTCCAAGCCTATCGCAAAAATGTACACCGCAGTCATAATGATATTTGCAGTCCTTACACCGCACCACGACCTCTGCGTCTACGGTGGGCATTTCCTCCACCGCGTCAGCAAGCGCACAAAAAGTTGCAAATCGTTTTGCAGCTCTTGCGTCAACAAGACATTCTGCCAGGTCGGTCTTTTCGTTAAATTTTTCAATCAAAGCTTCACCATCAATCAGCCGCATCGTTGCCACCTCCGTCCTTAATGTCCATACTTTTTGATTAGTGATATTGCTGTTTTTTGTTAATGTATTCAGCAATCATTAGCCTCCGGTTTCCACATACCATCTCTGGCGCCCTTTCCGCTGGAAACCATATCGCACAGGTACTTAATGTCTTGTTCGTTAAGCCCTAATATATCCGGCTCCCCATCGCTGTTGATGCTTTCCTTTAAGAAAACAATATCGCCTAAAATTACATTTCCATGGTAGTCCGTGCCGTACAGGAAACTGCCGAAGCTGTTGATCGGGAGACCAAGAATCATTCCTTCTTCATTGACGACCATGCAGTAAGGGCGCTTCAGGCGCACAGGGTGGACAACCTCAAAATATCCTCCTACAGCATCTCCGATGCTCTTGCGTGTAGGCTCGGAAAAATCCTGTACCCGCATCGTTTTCTCCGTTGTGACTACAAGCCCTTTCATCATTCTACCTCCTGCATCCAGAACTCGTGGCTGCAATCTATGCACCTTTTTCCCGGGTTCTTACACTTGCCGTCATCGTTTCTGTAGGCAGCAGAAATATACCTCTCATCAAGGAACGCCTCCGGCCACTGATCCAGAAACACGCTCTGCCGCGTCTTGCGTGGATGTGCAGCAGACCATTTCTCGACTATAGCAATTTGCTCCGCAGCGTCCAGTGTTGACTCTTGATCAACTGCACAACATAAGCCATCCTCGCAAACATTATAAGCAGGACACCCTGTACACCTATCACCAAAACTTTTGCACATTCTGTTGCGTTCCTCAATAAACTTCACAGCGTCCATCACATTTCCTCCACATAGCACCAGCTTTGGGGCGGGCGCTTAATATGACCGCCATTTTCGCATGATTCACACCCAAATTCATCACACACTTTGTCTATGCAGTTTTCAAACGGGCGCGAAAACTTGCTCAACTCCTTCAGCGTGTCGTAGATTTTCAGGTCGGAGATATGCCATCCGTAACCGACCTTTTCGCCAAGGTAGTCGCATAACTCTTCTGAGGTCAAACATGTTTCTTTGAGCCGATTGTCGAGCTGCTTCCCACTATCGTCCCAGAATCCGCAGATGTTCACACGGGCAATTGCGTCGCAGATAAACTCGCCGATGACCTTTCCATTACACCGACCAACGGTATTTGTGCGATAGTTGAGCTTGTCCAGTTCCCCGCAGGACACAGAAATGTAAGGGTGATCCATAGTGCAATAGATATAGCACTTGAACGGCGTTTCCATCTTCGGGCGCCCCTTTCGCACCTCAACGGTCTTTTCGCCTCTACAAATCTTCTCGCACCACTTCGGGCGTATACTTATCATAACGGCCTTGCTCATTTCATCCAACCTCCAGTGCCATCAGCAAATCCTTGTAGTCCAGCAGCAGCTCCCATATCTGCTCCGCATCGTCATGGTCGAGGGTGACTGCACCCTCTGCGTCAACGGCAGCAGCCAGCCGGTCTATGTCCCGGATTACTTCGTAGTAGTCCTTTACTGTCATTGGCTCACCCTCCAAAATTCTCAAGATAATAATTCTTGCAGTCCTGCCATCCTTTGTAGTAGGCGGCTTGTTCTCGCTCCGCAGCTTCTTCGGCGGTCACTTCCGCCTGTGCCATCTCCTGTTGTGCCGATATGTACTGCCACCCCATGTACCACAGCAGCAGCCCTGCAAACACAACGATCAGGATTACAGCAAGCCAATGTTTCAATATCCTTCCCCCCTAAATCCGAAAAATTTTGTCACTTTGGGGATCGTGTCGAGCAGCTTGCCGTCCACGGTCACCAGCGCAGCGTAGCCACGGCCAAGCCAGCCCTTGCGCCATATCTCTCTGGCCTCGTAGTAGTCGACATTCTCCATGCGGTCGTTTGTCTTCCCGCAGATGCGTATCTCGATGTCGATTTTCCCCGGCTTCCGCTTGATGCGGTTCTCAACCTTGTTATACTTGCCCTCGGACACGGCCTTTTGGTAGCAGACCTTGGAGCAAAACTTCGCCGCTTCATGGCCGAAAAACTTCTTCCCGCAGTATCCGCAGGTCACCTCGACCATGTTCCTTTGTGCGCTTTTCCTTGCGTACTCCGACTTCATCTTTCGCCCGCACTCTTTGCAGTACATTGCCTTCGGGTTTGCCGTTCCTACAGGCTTACCGCACATCTTGCACGGCCTGTTCTTGTCACGCTCTACTCCGCACTTTACGATAGTCGACCGGACGGAGCTTTGCTTGATGCCCAATATTTCTGCGATTTCCTTGTTCGACTTGTTTTCCCGCACCAGTCTTTCAACCAGCG